TGTTGTTGGTCGTGTTCACGACGATTGGTGCCATTCCGGTGATTGCAGTCGGGGTTCCGGTAGGCGTTCCGGCGCAGGTTGGAACGTAAAGGAAGCCATTCGTTGCGGTAGTGGCTAGGGCGGCTGAAGCACCGGCAATAATGTTGCCGTTGGAGTCGATGGCAGCCTTTTCTGAGCTGTTGATGTCGAATCTAATTCGTTTTCCTGATGTTCTGCCACGAACAATTAAATCACCAACAGCAGAAACCCCGAAGGCAGCTTCACCAGATCCATTGGCTATCTTAGCAGTCAGCGAACCAGAAGTATCTGTGCTGACCAACTGGATTTGGTCGTTATTTGCAGAACCGACATCTACCGATAGCTTAACCGTGGGGCTGGTCGTCCCGATGCCAACACGGTTATTGGTGGCATCGACGAAAAGTGTGTCGGTGTCGAAGGTGACGTTTCCGGTCGCACTCAGCGCCCCCGTGACGGACAGGCCGGTGGGAGAAATCGCTGCCACCCCATACGTCCACGAAGACCCATTGTAGACGTTAATTTTAGCCACGCCAGATGCAGCGGATTCAATTTGGTAGGCGGAACTCGGGGTAGAGTCATACCAGCCCTCAAGAATACCGCCAGCGGATTTAAGCCTTACTATGCCAGATAACGTCGTTGTCCCGCTTGCACTCAGCGTGGTGAACGCGCCCGTATTAGCCGCCGTAGAGCCAATGGCCGGAGGCGACGCAAAGTAGTTCGTAAACCCAGTGCCGCTAACCGTGGATGAGGCCGAAAGGGTGGTGAAGGCTCCGGTGTTGGCCGTGCTTGATCCGATGGGCGTGTTCTGAATGCTAACCGCGCTAAACACACCAGCACCAGTCAAGGTGGCCGCCAAGGTAGTGCCGCCATACCACCTGAACTGCGTCAAACTGGTGGAGGGAACCGAGAACCAAAGCGTGTTTACGTCAATGCCTTGGGCAAAATCGGTTACGGTCGATGAAAGCGCAGGACTGAGAACCAATCGCGTCCCAACGCTCCTAGTCGTAGTCGAAGGCGCAGCCGCACCAGTCGAGGCAAAGTCGATTCGGTTTCCGGTCGCGCCGTTAAGGTAAATCTGCCCCCCGCCATCTGCGGCGTTCCAGGCATCAGTTGAGGTGAACTGATCCGTGGCGGAAACCGTCGTGAAGGTAGCCGCGCTTGCCGTGCTGCCACCAATAACCGTTCCGTTAATTGTTCCACCAGTAATGGTTACGCTGTTCGCGTTTTGCGTAGCGATGGTGCCAAGGCCCAGGTTCGTGCGTGCCGTAGCCGCCGAGGCAAGGTCGGAAAGGTTGTTGGCCCTGAAGGCATAGGTGGTGTCTGATCCGGTAGAGGACACACCAAGGGCCGTTCTAGCGTCAGCAGCGGTGGACGCACCGGTTCCTCCGCTGGCAAGGGCCAGAATACCAGCCATCGTGATTGTCCCAGACGAGGTTACGGGGCCACCAGAGAATGTAAGGCCGGTTGTGCCACCGGAGACATCAACAGATGAAACGGTCCCGCCTCCGCCCGTGGCTGCAATCGTAATGGTTCCAGACCCGTTAGTGACGGAAACACCAGAGCCAGCCGTAAGCGCGGCCACGGTGTATCCCGTGCCGTTACCAATCAAAAGTTGGCCATTGGTCGGAACCGTCGAAACACCCGTGCCGCCGTCGGCAACGGCCAAATCGGTGATGCCAGTAATTGTGCCGCCAGTAATTGAAACGCTGCTGGACGCTTGAGTGGCAATAGAACCCAAACCAAGATTGGTTCTAGCGGTATCGGCAGAAGCCAGGTCCGACAGGTTATTGGCCCTAAATGCGTAGGTCGTATCTGATCCCGTGGATGACACACCAAGGGCGGTGCGGGCGTCTGAAGCGGTTGAAGCACCAGTTCCCCCGTTCGTGATGGGAAGAAGGCTGGATACGCCACCTGTCGCGGTTGTGGCAAGGTTGACAGTATTGAGAACCGCCAACCCGCCCAACCCGAGATTGGTCCTAGCCGTGGCCGCCGAGGTCAAATCCGACAGGTTATTGGCTCGGAAGGCATACGTCGTATCTGATCCCGTGGAGGTAACGCCTAGGGCGGTTCGCGCATCCGAAGCCGTTGTTGCCCCAGTTCCGCCATTCGTGATGGCAAGCGTGCCGGCAAGGGTAAGGGTGCCGCTGGAGGTGATCGGTCCACCGCTAAACGAAAGACCAGTGGTTCCAGCCGAGGCATTTACGCTGGTGACGCTACCGACATCTGGGGCCGAAACCGTGATTGTTCCGTTGCCGTTGGTGATGGTCACACCAGTGCCCGCCGTAAGGTTGGCAACCGTGTATCCGCCAGATGCGTTGCCAATCAACAACTTGCCGCTGGATGGCGCGGTGGAAGTGCCGGTTCCGCCCTGAACAATCGGAAGCGGACTGGAAAGGGTGATCGACGAAGCACTTAGCGTCGTAAAGTTGCCCGCCGCCGGCGTGGTAATGCCAATCGGCGTTCCGTCTATGGAACCGCCCGTAATTACGAAGTTACCAGGAGTCTGGGCCGGATTTGAGGCGATTACCTCGTTGCTAAGGCCCGTCGGGTTGTTCTGGGTCTGTCCGTAACCGGGGTTGATTGCGTTGGGACCGAAAGGCATGGCTTAGTAGTACGCTTGAGAGGTAACGTGAGTAGAGTAGCGGGTGGGCATCATGACACCCATCTGGAGTTCCTGACGCTCCAGCTCCTTGGTCAGCAGTTCGTCCGCGACCCCCTTCATGGCAACTGCCTTGCCCGCCTGACCTTCAATGATGAGCCAGTCCGCATACGAGGCATACACGACGTAATCCAAGAACATGTAGGGCACTTCTAGGAGGTACCACTTCTCTGGGTTGGTCTCGGGCGATTGGCCGGGGGTGGTCGTCGCCATCGCCTGCCAGAAGTCCTTGTAGCCGTTGGAATAGGTGAAATACACCTGATCACCCAGCGCGTAGGAGGTGGCCGCCGAATAGTCCGATGCCGCAAAGTCCGGGCACTGCTTGCGGTAGTACAGGTAGTAAACCGGAATGGGCGTGGTGGAGGTGTTCGTCGTCAGAACGAAGTTGTTGGTGACGATGAAGTTGGTGGCCTGGTCGTTGACCTTGATGCCCTTGTCCGTGAGGCGGTAGCCGACCCGGCGCGGAGGCTGCGGGTTGAAAGGCGAGTCCTTCCACAGCGTAATCGGGATGTCGATTTGGGGTGCGCCAATCTGCGCATAGGGGATGATGATGCCCCCGGTGATGGCGTATTGGTCAACCGCCGACGCCTGCCACACGAAGAACTTCAGGCCCGCCGACAACAGGTTACTGCCGCCAATCTGGACGCGGTGCAGGGTCAAATCGACCGGGGTGAAGGGCAGGATGCAGAACTGCCAGACGTTCGTCAGGCTGAAGGTCTGGGTAGCCACGAGAAGGCCGTCGGAGACGCGCACCACCTGAAGCGGAACTTGGCAGTCAGTGGCCCCGCGCATCCACACCCCGAAGTAGTTCTGGTAAACCGAGACGGGAGTAAAGGTCTGGCCAATGTAGGCGTTGGTGCCGGTCGTCGTGAACACCGATCCGTCCACCTCGCCGCTAATCGGGTTGGTGATGGACTCCGCCGCCACCGACAGGTTGTTCGCCCCCCACACCGCATTGGTGAAGGTATTGGGGAAGTTGATGAGGTTGTTGGCCGTGACGTACTCCCCGTATGGGCAGAGGTCGATCCAGTTCGACTGCTGCCACGCATACTTCATGTTCTTGTTGAAGAACGTGTTAAGGATAGCCAGTTCGGAGGATTGCAGGTTGGCTTCCTCAATGCCGATGAGGGCGGCAATGTTCGTGGTGAACTTGGAGTACGGAACGGTCCTCATGGCATGATGATGGAGTTGCGAGTGTCAGACTTCGTGATGGCTCGGAACTGTGGGTTGTCCTTCAGGAAAGCGGAGACGAAGCCTTTGTCCTGCCAGCAGCCAGGAAACTCCTGCTGCCACCGGATGTAGAGATTGAGGGGAATCTCGGCAATCTTCTGGCCGGTTCCGTCAATCCGAAGCGAGCCTTCGTCGTGCAGCTTCTTCCCGATCTGCTTGCCGCGCTCCTCGATGTCCTTCTTTTCGTAGGGAAGCATCGCTTCCGCAAGGGACCACATCTGGCGGGCGGTATCGGGTGTGTTCTCAATCATGGGGTTTTGAAAGAGTCAGGGAAAGGGGAGGGCAGCCGATGCCACCCTCCCCCACCCATGAAACGACTTAGCCGATGCGGGCCAAGTCAAGGACGTTCAGGTAGATGTCCAGCTCGCCAGCCGTGAGGACCGACGGGGAGGAACCGACGCTGTTGGTGAACACAGCAACCAGCGAGGTCGAAGCCGTGCTGGTGGCCGAGGTCGGGGTAGCAACCGAGTTCGCCCCGCCCGTGTTCTGCTTCAGGCCCGCCGTGAGGACGGAAGCCGAGGCGAGAATCGCAGCGGTGGAACCAGAGGTGCCGACGGTGATGGCCAAGCCACCCGTGCCCGCGAACGCGGTCGTCACGTTAGCGACGGCGCGAGTGCAGGCCCAGAGGGCCGGGGTGGTACCGAGGGTGAGGGTCACGGTGTCCGTGGAACCCGTCGCGCTCGAAAGCGCGATGTCCGAGGACTTCACGTTGTACTTGTTCGTGAAGCCATTCAGACGCTCCGGGTTCGACTCAATCGTGACCCGCTTCTTGTCGATAGTGATCGGATAATCAGCCATTGTAGTAGTCTCCTTATGTTAGACGGTTAGGACGCACCAGCGAACTTACCGAGACCCTTCGGGTTCTTGACCATCAGGGTAAGGGTGGACTCCACCGCACCACGGCGACCGCCGCCCTGGTCCGGGAACTCCTCGCTCTGCATGCCGATGTAGTATCCGATACCGACCAGCTCGGGGTCGATGACGTAACCACGAGCGCGGCTCGCATTGGTCGGGGCAAACACGCCCTGCTCGTTGGCGGCAGTGATGACGCCGTTGAACAGGTCGGGGATGACCGTGACGTGATGGAAGTCACCATCGTAGATTTCGACATTGAGCGAAATCTCGTGGTCCTTCGCCTGCTGGATGACCTGGTAGGTCTGCGTGGTGCCGGAAGAACCCGTCGCACGCTGGAACTTGCTGATGGCGCGCTTGAGGTTCGGGCCGGCGAACAGCATGTAGTTACGCTTGCCGCCGTTGACCTCATAGATGCTCTGGAAAACGCCGTTGAACAGGTTCTCCGTGAGCGAGCTGGTCGCGGTGGTGTCGATGCTGGCCGAGGGGGTCAGGTAGCTGGAGGGAACCGGGTTCACCGACTGGGCGGTGGCCTGGACCCACTTGCCGAGACCGCGGAGCAGGTACGGAACCGTACCATTGTCCTGCTGCATCTCGTTGTCGGAGCCGACGGCGGACTCAATGTCACGCTTCAGCTCACGCGCAGCCTTGACCTTGGCGTTGGCGACCTCGTTGGACACGCCAGCGACATCGGCGGCCTCAGCGAGACGCGAGACCATCCAAGTGCGGGCGAAAGTCTGGACGAAGTTACCGACACGACCACGGTTCGCGGCCTTGTTCTGGTAAACGGCGAAGTCCTGGCCTTCCAGCTTACCGGGGAAGTAAGGCGCGGACAGGGTGTCCATCTGCCATTCCTGGAACTGCTGGCGAGGACGAACGGTCTTCGCAAACATCGACGTTTTGGGGCAATCCTCGGGTTCGAGGATCGTGAGAAAGTCGGTCAAGTCCTCGCGGACGCCGACGAGATTGTAGGTGGTGGCTTGTGCCATGTTAGTTTAGCGTTTGGAGAGAAGTTTTTCCTGTTGGAGCAGTAATCTAGCCGCATCAGATACCTTCAGTCCGCCTTTCTTGGACGCGAGTCTTTGAACTTCGCCAGCTGCGCGTGCGCGTTGAATGTCCGAATCCGGGGCGCGGGTAGCGCCCGATGAAGCAGAGAACTCCCCTTGCGATGCGGGAGCCTTGGGCTTCGGAGTGGGCTTCGCGGCAGGCTTGGCGTTTTTACGCGCCTCAACCGCCTTGAATCCCTCAACTAACAGACCCACGACAATATCACGGTCGGCGCGGCCCGCCACGGAAGGGTCCGATAGGAACCGCTGTGCCATGACGTATTCCGTGGAGTTTCTATCCTTAATCCACGGGAACATATCCGCAGCCTGGGTGGCATTGGTCTGTCTGGCAGCGAGATATTGGGCTTGGGCGGGGGCATGATCCTCGACCACGCGCTTTGCATTACGCATGGCCGTTTTGATGGTCTGCCGGTTGAACTGCTGACCGCCGTAGTCAATGGTGTCCAAACCATTGTCCTCCATCTGCGCCAGTAGGTCTTCGGATGTCCGCAGCGCGTCCTTGGCCTTCAGGAACTCCTGATTGAGAGTCTGAATGTCTTGGATGTGCGAAAGCGGATTGTTCGGATTAACAACGGGTGGGGGAGGCGGGGGCGCGGATTCTTTCGGCTGAGACTTCATTTCATCCAACTGCTGTGACAGCGTTTGGATTTGAGCCTCAATCGACTTCTTCTTTGCGACCTCCTTGCCGATGCGCTTCTCGAACTTGCCAACCAATCGCTCCTTCTGCTTCTGGAGCAACTGTTTAGCCAAATCCTGAGCCTTGGGGTCTAGTGTGTTAAGCTGTGAAAGAACGTCGTCGGAGTCCTCGTCCGCCTGCTCCTGTTCAGGGGCGGCCTCGGTTTGCTCCTCCGATTCCTGAGTGGTATCTTCTTCGACTACTTGTTCCGTTTCAGGCTTTTCCGCCTGCGGTGCGTCTGCAACCGGGCTATCCACGGGTTCCTCGGCTGGCTGCTCAGTCTCCTGTTGCGTCTCCCGTTGCTGGGATAGCTTCAGAAGGTGCTGCGCCGCACGATCCAAGGACAGATTGCCTACTTTTCCATCGCCTGTTTCAGCCGGAGCCGGGGTCGGTGAAGTTACCTCTTTGGTGTCATTCATGGTTTTATGAACTCCAAGAAACGCCTAACTATCATGGGATACCGTCCCAAGTCGGTGCAGGTAAAGTCACCTGCGGGAAATTGAGTGTCAAGGCTGTTCGTCCACAACGATTTGCGAGACTGCATCGCCTGCGTCGGAAACCCGGTTCAGGATGTCCTGATAGACCCGCGCCTCGACCTGGTAGGCCAAGGAAACACGCTCGTCCGAGATGACATCATCGTGCCACAGGCGGGAGAGCGCGGTTTCGCGCAGGTTGTAGATGGCATCACAGAACTTGATGAAGCCAATATGGCCCTTCAGTTCTCTGATTGCTTGGTTGATTTCCTGTTCGCTGTATCCGGCTGGCTTGAACCTGAGCTTGTTTTTCATGGGTAAGCTGTTGTCAGGTACTCATTTGCTGCTGCTGCATCACCTGCTGGAACGTCGCCCCTAGGCGGCCAGTCTGGGCGTTCTGCTGCTGCATGATGGCCTGTTGAATCTGCTTGGCGCGGGTGTCCACGCGGGCCTTGAACGTCTGGTCTTGGCCGTAACGCTGCTGAACATCAGGCATTTGCATCCACTGCTGCATGACCTGCATGGCAATGTCGGGCGGGGTCTTCGGATCAAAGTCCTCGACGAAGCCCGAGAACAGGCGGCTAAGGGCGCTCTTTTCCTCGGATACGACCTGAACGGTGGCGGTCTGGCGCGGCATGATGACCGACTCGGCCAAAGTCGGGTCGATGGCCGACATGCCGATGGTGAGCATCTTGCTCCAGTCAACTTGGCCGTACTTGTCGGCCTGCTGCGCGATGCCAAACAGCTGCGTGAGCTTCTTCTCCACCATCTCGGCGTTCATGCTCTGAACATCGAAGTTCAGGAAGAACTGATACTCCTCGGTGGGGTTGCCCTTGCCAAAGCGCGTGGGCTGCGCGGAGTTCTGGCCCAGCACGCGGTAGTACACGTTGTCATCACCGTACTGCTGGTAGAGCTTCCAGACCTGCGTGAAGGCTCGCGCCATCGACGAAAGGAACTTGTTCACATGGAACTGGTTTTGCAGGTCGCGGGCAATCGGGTCGCCCTCGCGGGAAGCCATCGCAAAGTACTCGCGCAGGTTCTCCGTGATGATGCGCTCGGAGTTCTCCGTGTTCACATCACCCGTCGGGCGGTCAAGGTAGTGATACTCGCCCGGACGGCGCTCAGGAATCTTTGCACCCGGACCCCAACGGGCAGGGGCGCGGCCAGCGGGATAGGCCAGCGGCGGGATGATGGCAATCGAGGCGGCGTCGATGCGCGAATCGCGGTGCGCCTTGATCATGTTCTGCGCCGGCATCGCAACCTCGGGAATACCACGCGAGTCGTGCAGGCGGCGGGTCAGCTGCTCACGGCGGAACAGGGTGAACGGATACTGACCGTGCTTGTAGCCGAGAAGGCCGAACTTGGCGTAGCCAGGTTGGCTCTCGTCGGCGGGCATCATCGGGTTGAAGATGGTCAGGTAGATGCCGCTAACGCCGTCCGCGTCGGTGAGGCGCTGGTAGGCGTACACGACGCCGATGAGGTCGTGGTAACGCTGGTAACGATAGATGAAGTTGCGGCTGATGGGCGCGAGGTTCTGGTCGGGCACCAGCGGAATCATGCGGCCCCGCAGCTTCAGAATCGCGTTCTCCACCCACTCCTCGTTCCAGCCCTCGTTGTAGGCTAGGCTGCGCAGCTTGTCGGCGGTGAAGTACTGCACCCGGAAGATGTAGGGGCAGAGTTCAATGTCGGTGGCGAACGGAGGAACAAAGATGTCCTCGTCGAGATTGAAGGCACGCAGGATGGGCCGGGAAATCTGCCGCCCCAGCACGGGAATCGTGCATTGGCCGGTCTCCTTTAGGTCCGACAGCATCTCGGCGGCCTTGCGGTCGGAAATCTCGTAGTTCTGCTTGAGGATTTGCTTCAGCTGATCGGCGGCAATCGGGTCGTTCAGCATCTCCAGCAGGTTGACTTGCGGGAACTTAGCCTGGAAATCCACAAGCCGCAGGGTGTCGAGCGTGCGGTCCTGCACCGTTTCCCAGAACGCGCCCATCATCGCCACGCCCTTCTCGTTGATGAACTGTGAGAGCATCTCAATCTCGCGGTCCACCTCCGGCACTTGGCTGTACACCAACCACTTCATGAAGTTGGTGACGTCGCGGGCGCGGATAATGTCCGCCGACTGAATCGGAACGGCCTCAAGGTTGCTGCGCTTGAACGCCATGCACTGCATCGCCACCTTCTCGTTGATGATTTGGTCTGCGATGTACTGCTTCATGTCCGACGCGCCATCCCACGGCGTCGGGTCTAGGTCGGCACCCTCGCGGGCGTGCTTCTTGCCGTCGGCACTCTGACCGTTCCAGATGGCGTAGCGCGTCTCAAAGTTAAGTCGGCACTGGGAAACGAACGCGGAGCAGTCGCGCACCGTATTCTCAAACGCCAAACGCAACGCCGGAAGGTTCGGGCCATCGCCCTCCTTCGGAGCCACCATCATGGTGTAGTCCGTTCTCGGGTCTTGGTTCGCTGAGTCGATACGTTCTTCCATGTTATTGGCTCTTGAGGGATTGGATAAACTGCTGAAGCTCAAGGTTCAGGTCTCGCCACTCCTGCCTCAGTTCAGCCGCGTCGGGTGACTTGGCGCGTTCCGCCTGCCATGCGGCCTGTGAAGCCGCGTTCACCGCAAGCTGCATTTCGAGAATCTTCTTCCGATCCTCGGGGTTAGAATAGGGGTTCATTCCAAGTGCAAGAAGGTTAAGATTACCCAGCGTGTAAAGCATTTACTTGGTATCCAAGCGTTTAACCTCGGGTTCCTCCATCGGATACACGAAGTCGCCCTCGTGTTTGCAGTAGAAGGTGGTGTCGGCCCAGATGTCCAAGCCGGCCTTCCGCGCCAACCAGCAGAAATACCAGTCGTCGGTCATCCAGCGGGTCTTGCCGAACTGCGGGTCAAATACCACGGCCTCCTGGCACAGACCCCACTTCTTGCGTCCGGGGGAGGCGGGGTCGTCGTCGTAGTACTCGGTCTCGGGGAAGGTCTTGATAAGATGCTCGATGGCCTCGCGCTTGATGCGGAGAAGGCCGGTGCCGATCTTGTCCACCTTCATCAGTCCCTTGTCCGGCCCCTCGGTGATGACGGGTTCCTCGGGGATGCTATTGAGACAGAATCTCAATTCACGGGTCTTGTGGGGGTAAAGCCCGCCCACGATGAGTTTATCCCGCAGGGCCATGTTCACAATCTGGTGGGCGTTGCCCTTCACCACGATGTCGGTGTCGATGAACATCATGGCGTCGGCGTCGGTCTCTAGGAAATCCGCAATCAGGTTGTTGCGGCCTCGGGCTGCCGAAGTCTTGGCATGCAGCGCGGGGTGCATGACGACGCCCTTGACGGACAGGGCATGGTAAAGCTCCAGCAGACCAAAGGTCATGCCGAAGTGGGCACGGTTGTCGTGCGAGGGGATGGCGATGTACAGTTTCTTCATGGGATTAGTAGGAAAAGGTCTTGCCGGTATCCACGATGCCCTCGCTGTCGGCGTGGCACGCCCCGGACACCAGAAGGTAGCGGATGCAGTCGATGGGATCCTTCCAAGACTCCTCGCGGCTGTAACCGGAGTAGTTCTTGAAGGCGTCGATGACATTCACGCAACTGGCTGAAATGTACAGCTTTGGGCTGTTGCTGCTGCTGATGGGCTGCGTGGTGTCGTAGCTCAGGCGGTCGTTGATGAGGGCGATGCCGTCCTCGATGTCGATGCCTGGGGCGGGGATGAAGGTGTAGCCGGCGTCCTCCAATTCGGTGAGCAGGGTGGTGGCCCCGTCCCGGCTGGGGGTCTTGGCTTGGGACATGCGGGGGTCTATCAGCCGTTCAAAGATTTCGTCGTTCTGTTCCACCTCCTGCATGACCTCAACATAGTCGTCGATGCCGTAGCCGAGGGGTTTCTGGGCCTGACCGGGCTTGCCTTCGGGGGTTTCCGACGGCTCGGCCCACATGCCGTAGGACTCGTCGGGCCATTCCCGGTAGATGAACACCCTGTTGGCGGCGTCGATGGCGGCCCAGATGATGAACCAGGGCTTGTTGCCGGCGGGATCGACCACCATGTAGCGGGTGTAGCTCTTGCGGTCCTCCGGGTCTTCCTGCCAGGGAAGTTTCTCAAGGATATGCACGGATTCGTCGAACTTGGGGAACTTGGAGGTGGCGGCCTTGGTGGGGATGCCGTGGGCGCGGGCCAGCTTCTCCTCCACCGGCCTAGTCTTCAGGTCGGATAGGAACTGCTTGGTGGGGATGAAGGGGTTATCCTCCGTCCAGAAGTAGTACAGGCGCATGCCAGCGCGGCTCAACGACTCCTCCTCGTAGGGTATCTCCTTGTCCAAGAGCTTGCTGTACCGCTTGGACAGCACCTTCTTGCGGGCACAGATATCGGCCACAAGGGGGGTCCAGCCGTTCAAGGTGGTGAAAGTCAGCAGGATACGCCCATTCAGGTCCACAATGCGGTACTGAAGCGTCTCAAAGAGCTTCTGCGGGCATTCCTCGTCGCACCAGATGAGGTGGGAGGACCAACCCTCGGCAATCTGGGCGTCGTTGCGGTACTGCTGGTAGAAATTGAACTGTATCTCCGAACCCTTGGAATAGCCGGGAAGCGGGGGCAGGATGAGTTTCGATCCGGTGAACCCGTTCTTCTGCGAGTATTGGATGGAGAAGTTGACCCCCTTCTTCCTGCCCATCTCCTTGAATCTGGCCGGAAGTGACTCCCACACAAGGGCTTGCTGCTCTGCGATGGATTTCTCCTCGTTCACATGCCAGCAACGAATCTTCGCTTCGGGTATCTTGATGGCGGCGTCCACGATAAGCCTGGCCGCAAAGCTGGTCTTCCCCGCCCGATTCCCACCTAAGATGCAGTGCTTGTTGTAGTTAGGCCAGTTGGCCATCACGGACTGCCAGGAGGGCAGGGTCCAGCCAAAGTTAATCGGGTCAACCTTCGCCGCCTCCTCAATCCTAAGCCTCGCCGCCACATGCTCCCTAAGCTCCTCATCCGAGAGCTTCTTAGGGTCAATATCCGGCCACGGCACCCCAAACTCCGGCACATACTCATCCGCATAATACACCCCCTTCGGCATCAGGACACCCTCCCACCCCTCCGCCCATAAGTGCCCACAAGCTCATACCCCGGCCTATCAGGATTCTCCGATGGCTTAACCGCCACCCTCTGCCCAACCAACTCAGGAATACCCAACGGCACCCAAATGTCCACCAACACCCCAGAAACCTCCCCAAGCAACATATTCCGATTCCTAGGCTTCCCAGCCACCACCACCTCAATAGTGCCCGCAGGATCCCCAGCAAACACCACAGACCCCACCACCTCCTCAAACATCACCGCCTTCTCCTCAATAACCTCCACCCCAGTCTCCTCCCTAACCCTAGCCACCCCAATACGCCTATCAATAAGCGCCACAAGCGAGTTATAAAACTCCGCACTAGCCAAAGCAATATCCCCTAACTCACTCATAGAAAACCCTTTGCTAGATTTATTAGGTAAGTAGGGTGGATTAGTCCCACTCTCCCCGGTACCCTTGGTGGAACCCCCCTCCCCCCCTACCCAGGATTCCAAGTCGTTGGGTAGCAATGACTTAGACCTAGACTTGGACCTGGTTTTACGCCTCCGGCGAGACCTACGGGATGGAGGATGCATCCCACGGAGGGGCTTGGATAGCGCCCCTTGAGCTACGGTCTCCTCTTGAACTTCTATGCTTTGGAGGTGATTGGGGCGGGTTTCTGGGGGCGCGGTAGCCTCTCCCTGTTCGGTGCCTTCTGCGGCCTCAGGAATGGCGCTAGGATTGAGCTGTTGGGCGGGGGTGGGAGAGGTAGGCGCAGCGACCTCTTTTCCCTCTG